CCACCATATTTGGTGCGACCGTCGTATACGAGGAACAGAGCCTCTCGGCTCATGCTCCGTTGTTGTTTTTTCAGTTGTAATCCTTCATCAGGATCGCCAGGGCGGTTTCAGTGTCTGCGTCAACCGGTTCGATGTCCCACTCTCTGTCGTAATTACACACGATTTCGCCGTTCCGCTTGAGCATCAGCTTGGAAATCCGTCCTTTGTCGATGCCGAATGCCGAGGTTTCTTCGTAATGCTTGACCCAGTAATGGAAAATGCTCTTGCCGATCTTGATTGTTCCTTCGTTCCACATGGTTCGTACCTTCTCAATATCCCGCCTTGGTGACCTGCTTTTCAACCCGTTCCATCAGCCATTCCTTGCCGCAGAAGCGGATGTCCCTGAGGTAGGCTTCCGCCGCTTTGCCGAAAATGTTTGCGCTTTCCAAGAAAATCTCGGTGAGGGCGAGGTCGTAGATCTGGTTGACCAGGAAGTCGTGATCATCGAGGGTTGCCTGTGCTTCCTGATATTCTTCGGAATCTTCGGGGTAGTCCTCCATGGTGTTTTCCAGTCCGCCGATCAGGTAGTTGGCTGCGTTGCGGATGTTGTAGAAGGCTTTCTTCTGCTGTGCGTTCATTTCGGAAATTTTCATGTTCTGATCCTCCGGAAAAATGTGGTGTTGTCCTTTCGGTGTACACATATTACCTCTAACTCGGTAGAATAGCAAGTCATTTCGGAGATATATACTACACAATCATTCGGAGGGGAAACTGTATATTTTACAGCGTATCTTTCGGTATGACAACATTAGAATCCGGCTGCAGAATGTCAAGCATCATTTTTCCACCGAGACGGAAACCGGACTCAAACGCATCCGCTTCCAGAATGGAACTGTACTGGTAGAGGGTATCAACGATTTCCTCAAGTCGTTCGGTATCCTCGGGACTGAGGTGTTCCTTCCAATTTTCGACCAGTTTGCCGACACGGTTGGATGCCTTTCGCAGGTCAGAATCGTTGGGAACGAAACGCTCCCAGGGATGCAGTTCACCATAGAAGAGCTGCCGGATGATTGTTTTCTCAGTCATCGTTCCGACCTCCTTTGAACGCAGACGAACCTGTCAGATTCCGCAGCAGTATCTTCCGTTCCGTCTTGTACTCCGCTCCGATAAATCCAAGCCGCAGGAGGAAGCACCGGAATGCGTATTTCTCGTTATCAGTCTTCTTCTCGCAGGTATTGATCCGCTTCTGATTCCGAGCCATATCGCAGAGCGCGGTGATAAAGTGCATATACGCCTGCAGTTCCTCCGGTGTGGAATCCTCAGAAAACCACGGGAAGTCGATCCTGTCATCGATCCGGTTGATGGGCAGTGCTGTGATTCCGAGAGCCTTTTTGATGAGTTCACTCTTGGCTTCGACCAGAGCGTGAAGGTTACGGAGAGATTGTTCGGTGAAAGCAGCCGCCGGCATCTGAATGGAAATTCCGTGATCCACTTCGGGTTCCGGTTCTTCCTCTATCTCAGCGGTGAAACCGGCATCCTCAAGGTGGCTGAGCAGGGAAGGCGGAATTTCACTCTCCTCACAGATCAGCGTTCCTTCCTTTGTGAGGGTGTACACCCCAATCACATACGCGCAAGTCGGCATGTACTGGTACTCTGCTCTGCACTGCGTGAATTCGCTGATCGCCGCCGCCAGTTTCTTGCGGTCGGGTCCGGTTGCGTTGAATCTCAGTTCCATTTTCCATCCCTCCATTGTGTGCTGTCCGTCCATCCGAAGAGGAACCGGATTGCGTCCGAAAATCCTGCCCGGTAGTAGAAATTGATCGTTTCGCCATCTAGCAGAAGATAAGCATCTTCGCAGGCGTTATAGATCAGTCTCTGTTCGTCGTTCAGCGTATTCCGGAGTGCTTCTGTTCTTCTGGCGAACTGTGAGTAAGCATCTGTCACAGATTCCGGTTCTGTGAGGTGGTGCGCGTTGATCCGCTCCAGAATCAGTTCTTCCAGAGCATCGTACAGATTGTTTTTGTCCATGAAAAATCCCCTTTCTAATTCGGTAGTATATATATCACTCTGAACTACAGAAATAGCAAGGGGTTTGCGGCAGATATATGACATTCTGCGATATGCACAAAGGGCGAAACGCTTGTAATGCAGGCAGGCTTATGATATAATTGAATAACGGTAAATCAGAATTTGACGAAGGAGTGAGTAATATGAACAACATCGTTTCACAGTGGTATGAAGAAAAAAAGAATGTTGATGAAATGCAGAATTGGAATTCAGCATTAAAAGAGTGGGAACAATTTGTCGTTCAGTATCTTCCTTCGGGTGCAAAAATATTGGATATTGGTTGTGGCCTGGGACGAGAAGCATTTGCTTTATCGGATTTGGGATATGATGTGGTGGGAATCGACATTTCAAAAGAAGTAATATCCCAAGTAAAGCAGTTGGCTGCTGCCAAAGGGTATAGGATTCCATTTTATGAATATGATGGAGTACATTTGAATTTTTCCGCAGATTCTTTTGATGCTGTGCTGATTTGGGCACAAACCTTTGGCTTGCTGTACGGAAACGAGTTCAGGAAAGGCTATTTGTCGGAATGTAAAAGAGTCCTCAGGAAAGGCGGATTATGCAGTTTTTCAACACATGACTACCGTTTCCTGATGGAGCATTATCCAAATTGTTTGGATGGGCGGAAGTTCTATCCCTATGCCAATGCAGAAATATACTGGGAAGCTTTTGAAGCAGTTGATTTGAAGCAGTTTGCAAACCAAGCAGGTTTGGATGTAATCCTTTGTGAAAAAGGAAACATATATAAACCGGAAGACGGAACAATTTTACATTGTTTATGCAGAAAATGAATTCGGGAAATTCCAATTTGACGGAGGTTGATTATTATGCTCATTGTTGTCGAAGGCATCGTTATGTGCTTTGTACTTTTGATCGTATGCGTGGTCGGTATTGCGAACGGTCCAGTAGGTCTTGTACTTTTATATGAAAAAGACGTGCAGGAGCGTGTTGTGGAACTTGGGCTGACCACAAAAGAAAAGATTAAGAAGAACTTTATCATTTGCAGCATTGTCATGTTCGTTCCGCTATTCGTTCTGCCACCCTTGATGGTCTATGGTATCAACGGTGTGACGGAGTTTTGGGACGCTTTCTGGCAGATGTCAATCATTCTTTGGATTCAGGGTTTATTTGACCGTTTCTTTATTGATTGGTATTGGGTTGGCAAAACAAAGGCTTGGGAAATCTCCGGTACCGAGGATCTGAAACCATACATCCCAACAAAAGTGATGATAGGCAAATGGCTGAGTACCATTCTTATGAATCCGCTTATTGCTTTGATCATTGCAGGTGTGATGCAGTTCATCATATAATCAGATATCAATTCAACAAACAGTAAAAGCGGGGGGAGAACCTCCGCTTTGCTGTTTCTATAAGATATGCACCGTCACCGGAATCCCTCGTTCTGCGCAGGCATCAATCACGAACTTCGTCCCCTTGGACTTGCCGTCCCAGAACGCCAGAACCATATCGGCATATTCGATGATGGTGATGTTCCGCTTCAGCGGCGCACCTCTACCGTAGCGGTTGTACTCCGGCTTGAATTCTGTCAGCGTGATGCCGTTGGCAAGTGCGAATTCTCTCGCGCAGGTGTCCACGCCTTTTGCACCGCCCGATACAATTTCCGTTGTTCCTTCCGGCAGATAATCCTGCAGATTGTCGATAACGATCCCTCTCGAACCGATCACAGCCACTTTCATAACGTCCTCCCGTTGCAAAAATAATGTAGATATACGGTATATCCATACGCAACATTATAACACATAACAGATATAAAATAAACACACAATATATCTGTTATGTGAGGTTTATATGGCTATCAAGAGTGTATCCATCCGGATTGAAGAAGAAATGTTGGAGAAACTGGGATTCGTTTCGGATTATGAAGGACGTTCGGTGAACAGCCACATTCTGGTGCTGATCCGTGAGAATATCAAGAAGTTTGAGGAAGAACACGGCAAGATCGAAGGCGATATCAAGCCGGACGTGAATGTGAAGCCGACAAGAAAGAACTGAATAAGAGCGAGGAGACGGTTAAGCTGTTTCCTCGTTTTCTTTTACGATTTCATCATAAGAGTAAGTCAGCCCATCACGCTGAACCGTAACACCGGAAGAACTGCCCACCTGCTCAATATACCGTTTAATGATGACATCACAGAACTTTTCGTCCAACTCAATCGTACAGCAGATCCGCTCCGTCTGCTCACAGGCAATCAGCGTACTGCCGGAACCACCGAAGGGATCAAGCACCACAGTATTGCTCATGGACGAATTCATAATCGGATACGCCAGAAGCGGGATCGGCTTCATGGTCGGATGATCGCCGTTCTTCTTCGGCTTGTCGAATTCCCAGATGGTCGATTCCTTCCGTCCGGTGTACCACAGGTGCTTCCCGCGCTTTTTCCATCCGAACAGTACAGGCTCATGCTGCCACTGATAAGGCGATCGACCGAGAACAAGGGACTGCTTTTTCCAGATACACGTTCCGGAGAGATAGAATCCCGCGTCGGAGAATGCCTTGCGGAAGTTCAGCCCTTCGGTATCTGCATGGAAAACGTAGATGGACGCATCGTCTGCCATAAAGTGTTCTATGTTCACGAACGCATTGAACAGGAATCCGTAGAACGCATCGTTCTCCATGTTGTCGTTCTTGATCTTACCGGCAGAGCCTTCGTAGTTCACGTTGTACGGCGGATCAGTGATGACGAGATTCGCTTTGGTGTCACCCATCAGCATCTCGTATGTATGCGGAAGCGTGCTGTCACCGCAGATCAGGCGATGTCTGCCGAGCATCCAGATGTCACCCGGCTTCGTGAGGGTCGGCTTCTTCAGTTCGGATTCTACATCGAAGTCGTCATCCTTGATTCCGTCCTTCATGCTGTCCTTGAACAGGTCATCCAGTTCGGCAGGCTCGAAACCGGTGAGGGACACATCAAAATCCGCGCCCTGCAGATCGGTGATGAGCAGAGTCAGTTTTTCCTTGTCCCATTCGCCGGAGATTTTGTTGAGGGCGATGTTGAGTGCCTTTTCTTTCTCCTCGGAAAGTTCCACAACAACACAGTCCACCTCGGTGATGCCCATGTCCTGCAGTACCTTGAGCCGCTGATGACCTCCGACCACCCGACCGGTTGTCTTGTTCCAGATGACCGGTTCGACATAACCGAACTGCTCGATGGAACGTTTCAGCTTTTCGTATTCGGCATCACCCGGTTTCAAATCCTTGCGTGGGTTGTAATCGGCGGGGATCAGCCGCTCAACCGTGATTTTTTGCAGTTCCATTTCTTCTGTACCTCCGGAGTAATTTATGATATCCCTTGACAGCACCTTCGAGGTTTCCGCTCGCTGCCAGTCCGCGAAGCGTCCGATACTGCTGTTCGGTAAGAATTGTTTTATGCTTTTCAAGCGATTCGTTGAATTTTACGATATTTATCCTTTGCCTTTCCTTGCTTCAAGAAGTCGTTCCATCACATCATCCTCGGGAGACGCACCGCCGTATTCACCTGAGCAGTTCTCCTTGACAATCTGGAATATCTCCGACCACAGCCGGTTTGCCTGCGTCATGTAGGTGTTTGCTATCGCCACATAGGGTGACTGGATCGCCGCGCCCGTGGTCGGATGTTTTGCGAGAAAGCCAAGTTCACTGGTGATCGTCTCGCACTGAATCCATCGCGCACTCGCCATCGCATATCGTTCGATCAGCTGCGGCGAGACGATGGCTGCGCATTTTCGTTCGGCAAGCCAATGCCACACATTTTCGTATATCTCAGCGGCACAGAGCGTCGAGCCGTCCTTCTGCTTGGCGGATAGGTAATCGGAAGGCTTCGGCATAACCTGACCTTCCAGATTGGCCGCGCTGTCTTTGAACTCAATGACCGTCAGCGGTCGTTTGCCTGGGTTACCGTCCAGAATCTTATCAGAAAGCGGCTTTTTCGGTCTGCCGCCGGAGCCGGGTTTCGGTCCCCTCTGTCCCATTTTTCTCACCTCACTTTCCACTGGGGTCTATTCCCCCGAAAACTTTTGCGAATTTGCACACGCGACCCCACGCCCGTTGCACAATACAAAAGCTGTAGAGATTTCGATCCCCCTACCGGGTACGCGAGTGTATATATTTTTAGATTATTTCTGCTTATGCCAACGGTCACCGCGCTCGGCATGAAGTCTCGCGTGACAGGATTTGCACAGTGCGATGAGGTTTTCTTCGCAGTGTGTTCCACCTTCGGAAAGCGGAATCTTGTGGTGTATCTCCTCAGTCGGGATCAGCTGTCCGTTCTTCTGACACAGTTCGCACAGCGGATGCGCCGCCGCATATCGGTAACGGATACGTTTCCACGCTCTGCCGTAACGTCTGCGGACAGCAGGATCACGGTCGTATTTTTCATAACGTTTTGCTTCTTCCTTGGCGTGTTCCTCGCAGAACCGACCGTTGGTCAGCTTTGGACAGCCAGGATGGGAACAGGGACGCTTGGGTTTCGTAGGCATCATTTCTCCTTCAGGGACGACAAAAGCCATCGCAGGATTTTCTCCCGTGATGGCTTTCATTTCAGTTTTTCATGATACTATTATACCACAGATCAACCTCTTATTCCATAACATTTCCTATCATCTTCCGGTCGGAGGTGTGATTTCATTGAGTGCTCTGTCACGGAGACGATAGATGT